AAAGAAGAAAAAATCCCATTTGTGGGACTACACGCCCACAGTGTTGTTGGGTCGCCATTTGATGGATTTGGATATCCGGATGAGCATATGGAATTCGCATATCAGAATGGGTCAAAAGCTCTAGCATTAACAGATCACGGTAATATGAATGGCCTGTCTTATCAAGTACTTAAGGCCAAAAAGATGAAAGAGGAGGGCAAAGAGTTCAAGCCCATCTTTGGAGTTGAGGCTTATTTCACTACTTCTATTAAAGAATGGAAGGAAGCCTACGAAGAAGCCAAAGCAGATAAGAAGGCCGCACGAGGTCTTGAAAAGAACGACGGTAAGATGTCTGTTGAGAACGAGAATGCCTCGAAGCAAAGCAACAGTATCTTGAAGCGACGTCGGCATCTAGTACTGTTGGCCCAGAATCAAACTGGCCTAAATAACATTTTTAAGCTGGTTTCTGACTCCTTCCAGGGAGACAATTTCTATCGCTACCCTAGGATGGACTATGACGCTCTTCGTCAGAACAGTGAAGGGATTATTGCAGCTTCTGCTTGCCTAGGCGGCATTTATGCCGGCAACTACTGGGAGAACAGGGAGGAAGGCGAGGAAGCCGTCCTTGAGGCGATGCGTGAAAGCACCCGCACCATGGTGGATATCTTTGGAGATAGGTGGTACGGAGAGCTTCAGTGGAACAACGTCCCGGAGCAGCACGACCTTAACAAGTATGTCATCAAGATGCATGAAGAATTTGGGATTAAGCTGATCTCTACGGCCGATAGTCACTATCCTAACAGAGACGCCTGGAAAGATCGCGAACTTTATAAACGTCTAGGCTTTCTAGGTCGCAGTAAACCAGAGTGGCTAGATGACACACTGCCTGTAGACGTCGAAGAGATTGGATACGAGCTATATCCGAAGAACGGTGACGAGATGTGGGAGAGCTATAAAAAGTATTCCGCTGAGGCAGGTGTAGAGTACGACGATGATTTAGTGAAACAATCAATAACAAACACACACGATATTGCATTTAACAGGATTGAGGAATTTCTACCAGATACAACTGTTCGATTGCCAGACTTCGTTGTTCCACCGGATTCTACTCCGGGCGGCGCGCTCGCCAAGATGTGCCTAATCGGCCTGAAAGAAATGAAGCTCCACACAAAGGAGAACTACGTTCAGCGTCTGCGCGAGGAGATCGGAGTCATCGAAGACCGCGGGTTCAGCAAGTATTTCTTGACAATGAAAGCAATAGCGGACAAATCAAACGAGACAATGCTCACAGGCCCTGGCCGCGGCTCTGCTGCCGGCTCTTTGGTTGCTTATGTCTTGGGCATTACACAGATTGACCCAATTAAGTATGATTTGCTATTCGAGAGGTTCCTTCGAAAAGATGCTACTGACTATCCAGACATTGACTATGATGTGGCAGATCCGATGGAGATTAAAGAGATTCTTATGGAAGAATGGGGAAAGACTACAGTTGTGCCTATCTCTAACTTTAACACACTCCAGCTAAGATCTTTGATTAAAGACATCTCCAAGTTTTATGATGTCCCGTTCACAGAGGTTAACCCTGTTACGTCGAGAATGATCAGGGAGGCCACTCCGATGGCGAAAGCTAAGCACGGTATTAAGTCTGGAGTGTATGTGCCGACTTTCGAGGAGGTCATGGAATATTCAGAGTCTCTTGGCAAGTTCCTCAAGAAGTATCCTCACATCAAGACTCACGTTGTTGCGCTGTACGGGCAAACCAGAGCAGTTAGCCGACACGCAGGCGGCGTGGTTATCGGCGAGGATCTAGATAAGTACATGCCGCTAATCCAAAGTGGTGGCGTATTACAGACTCCTTGGTCCGAGGGGCAAAACGTAAGGCACCTTGAGCCGCTTGGCTTTATTAAGTTCGATATCTTGGGCCTTTCGACACTAAGGATGATTGAGGGTGCAATTGAGCAGGTTTTGAAGAGGCATCATGGTATTGAGAATCCAACATATAAGGATATCAAGAAGTATTACGATGAGAAGCTTCATCCTGACCAGATTGACCTGAACGATAAGAAGGTTTACAATAACATCTTCGCGAAGGGTAAGTTTGCAGGCATCTTCCAGTTTACCCAAAAGGGAGCACAGGACTTTTGCAAGAGAGCCGCCCCACAAAACATCATTGATATCTCTGCAATTACCTCCATCTATCGACCAGGCCCTCTTGGGGCAGATGTCGATAAGAAGTATGTCGAGGCTAAAGAGAACCCTGGACAAATCCACTATATCCATCCTCTTGTTAGAGAGGTAACTCAAGAGACATATGGATTCCTCATCTTCCAAGAGCAAATCGCAATGCTTGCACATAAGCTTGGCAAAGATATCTCTCTAGACGAGGGTAACGCACTTCGCAAACTTCTGACAAAGAAGGGAACAGGTAAGGGCGCGCGAGAGAAGAATAAGATTCGAGACAAGTTCATTGCAGGCTGTAAAGAGAAAGGTATCGATGAGACCACAGCGAAGAGCCTCTGGTCTAACTTTGAGTACTTCTCTGGTTATGGCTTCAACAAGTCTCATGCGGTTTCTTACTCTGTGCTT